GTGCCGGGTTTTGGATTCTATTACTTCGGCCTTATCCACTTGGTGGGTGCCTTCGCTAAATCTGGTACTTCTCTCATTCGTCAGTTGGTGGATGCTGGTACATTATCAAATCTACCAGGCGGGTTTAAAACTAGGGGTCTTCGTGTTAAAGGTGATGATACACCTATTGCTCCGGGTGAGTTCCGTGATGTAGATGTGCCAAGTGGCACAATGCGTGACAATATCATGCCGTTGCCATACAAAGAGCCATCACAAGTCTTGATGGGCTTACTACAAAATATCGTAGATGAAGGTCGTCGCTTCGCTAATACAGCAGACTTACAAATCAGCGACATGTCAGCAAACTCTCCAGTGGGTACAACACTCGCAATTCTAGAACGTACTTTGAAGGTAATGTCTGCCGTTCAAGCTCGTGTACACTACTCTATGAAACAAGAGTTGGGCCTCCTTAAAGAAATTATTGCGGCATATACACCAGAAGAATATAGCTATGAGCCAGAAGAAGGTTCACGCCGTGCTAAGAAATCTGACTACGACAATGTTGAAGTAATCCCAGTATCAGACCCTAACGCCTCTACAATGGCGCAAAAGATTGTTCAATATCAAGCAGTTATGCAGTTAGCGCAACAATCACCACAACTATATAACTTGCCTCTATTACATCGTCAGATGTTGGACGTCCTAGGTATTAAGAATGCTCAGAAGCTAGTACCACTAGAAGAAGACATGCGCCCAATGGACCCAGTGACAGAGAACCAAAGTATCTTGATGCAAAAACCTGTGAAAGCCTTCGCATATCAGGACCACCAAGCACACATTCAGGTTCACATGTCAGCGATGCAAGACCCACGCATCTTACAACTATTGCAAAACAACCCAATGGTTCCGCAGCTACAAGCGGCTATGATGGCACATATTAATGAGCACTTAGGTTATGCATATCGCGTAGGTATCGAGCAACAACTTGGCTTCAACTTACCACCACTCCACGACGAGTCAGGTGAAGAAACCCATATGGAACCAGAAGTAGAAGCAAGATTGGCTCCGATGTTGGCTCAAGCTGCACAGCAAATGCTACAACAAAACCAAGCTCAAGCTGCTCAACAGCAGGCTCAACAGCAAGCGCAAGACCCAATCATCCAAATTCAACAACAAGAATTGAAGCTTAAAGGCGATGAAATCTTACGTAAGAAAGCTAAAGATGAGCAAGATGCTATGTTTAAAGCTCAAGAACTTGAGATTCAGAAGCAGAAAACTAAGGGTGACCTTATTAAAGCAGCGGCTCAAAACGATACAACTAAACAGCTAGCTAATATGCATATGGTTGCAGATGCGCTCAAACAAGTGTCTACGCACCGTAATGAAAATGTACGCCAAGAACGTGAACTCAAAGCACGTCAGGCGGAAGAAGCATACAAACTAAGACATCAATCAAACAAACCGACAAAAGGTGAATAAATATGGACGAACTCGAGTATCTTCTTAAAGAGTACAAGGAACGTATGGCTTTGCTCACAGATGCGCTAGCTAGAAACAACGTGGCTAATATGGAAGATTATCGGTATATATGTGGTCAGCTTCGAGGTCTCGAGGCCGCATGTGCAATTATCGTAGACCTCAGACAAAATAAAGAAGAGAGCTTTGATGAGTGATTTAAATTTAGCACAAGCACTAGATTTATCCAAACTGGCCGCCTCAGCCAAAAAAGAGGCACAAGAAGAAGCAGAAATTAAAGCTATTGTAGGTGATAAGACAGATTATGAGAAAGCCCAACAGCTACCTCGTCCCACTGGCTATCACATACTATGCGCGATTCCAGAGATGGAAAAAGAGCATGAACTAAATGGCCTTAAATTGGCGAAAGCTGATGAAACGCTTCGAATGGAAGAGACTCTTACTACAGTTTTATTTGTAGTAGACCTAGGCCCTGATTGTTACCAAGATAAGACACGCTTCCCAAGCGGTCCATGGTGTAAGAAAGGCGATTTCATTTTAGTGAGACCACATTCTGGGAGTCGATTGTTGATTCATGGTCGTGAGTTTCGTATGATTAATGATGACACAGTGGAAGCAGTAGTAGATGACCCACGTGGAATTAAACGTAAGTAAGGAGGACAAGATGCCTGAATTAGATAGAGAAGAGTTCGTATTTCCAGACGAACAAAAAGAAAACCAGAAAGCTGACGCAGCTCTAGATTTAGAGATTGAAGCAGACGAAGGTTTTGATATTGAAATCGAAGATGATACACCTGAAGAGGACCGTGGTCGTCAACCAATGCCTAAAGAGTTAGTCGATGAACTAGAGAAAGATGAGCTAGAGAAGTACGACGAGGCAACCAAACAACGTCTTAAACAGATGAAAAAAGTTTGGCATGACGAACGCCGTGAGAAAGAAGCTGCACTTCGTGAACAACAAGAAGCAGTGGTATTAGCTAATAAATTATTAGAAGAAAATAAACGTATTAAAAATATACTGTCACAAGGTGAAAAAGAATACGTTGAATCTATGCAGACAGCTGCTAATCTTCAGCTAGAAATGGCTAAGAAAAAGTATAAAGAAGCATATGATGCGGGCGATACAGATAGTGTAATTGAGGCTCAAGAGGCAATGCAAAATGCTAACCTCAAATTGATGCAAATCAAGAATTTTAAGATGCCCTCTTTACAAGAGTCCGAAAATAATGTACAAATTCAACATAAAGAACCGGCTCAACCAGCGCAGGTCGATTATCGTTTCCAAGCATGGCATTCAAAAAATCCATGGTACGGTCAAGATGACGAGATGACAGCAGCTGCATTAGGCTTGCACAATAAACTTCAAAAACAAGGTGTTGTGTTAGGTTCTGAAGAATACTACTCCACATTGGACAAAACGATGCGGAAACGGTTTAGTGAATACTTTGGGGAGCCTGAAGAGGACCAAGTCAAAGTAAAGGTTGAAGGTACTACTACAAAACCTAGTACAGTTGTTGCGCCAGCTACTCGTAGCACAGCGTCTAACAAAGTTAAGTTGAAGGCAAGTCAAGTCCAGCTCGCTAAAAAGTTAGGTCTGACCCCTGAACAATATGCCCTTGAAATGAGAAAATTGGAGAATCGATAATGGCTGATAATAACCAAAAAGTAACACGTGAACTAGATACTCGAGCAGTAACAGAGCGCCCTAAGCAATGGCAGCCACCTGAACTACTCCCTGAGCCTGACAAACAAGCTGGGTATTCATATAGATGGATTCGCGTTTCAACGTTAAATACCGCTGACCCACGTAACCTTTCTGCTAAATTGCGTGAAGGTTGGGAAGCAGTAACGATTGAAGAGCAGCCAAAATTCAAATTGCTAGTCGACCCTCAAAGTCGTTTTAAAGACAACATTGAAATCGGCGGGTTATTGTTATGCAAGACTCCGACTGACTTGGTAGAGCAACGTAATAAATATTATGCTGACCTAACACAATCTCAAACGGAAGCTGTAGACAATAATTTAATGCGTCAAAGTGATTCTCGTATGCCAATCTTTAGTGAGCGGAAATCATCGAGCAGCTTTGGCAAAGGCAGTTAATTATTTAATTTAGGAGTTTTAAATGGCTTATCCAACCGTTTCAGCCCCATATGGGCTAAAACCAATCAACTTGATTGGTGGTCAGGTATTCGCAGGCCAAACTCGTCAATTTCAAATTGCTAGTGCTTATGGTACAAGCATTTTTAATGGAGACGTAGTTAAATTGGTAGCCGGCGGTACTATCGAAAAAGACACAGGCACAACAGCAGCAACACCAGTAGGTATCTTTATTGGTTGTTCTTATGTTAATGCTCAAGGTCAAACAATCTACCAACAGTACTTCCCAGCTAGCACAGCTGCACCAACTGGCACTGTAATCACAGCTTATGTTGCTGATGACCCAGACCAATTGTTCAAAGCAGTTCTAGTTGCAGGCGCTACAGCTGACAACACTTCATCTGGTTTGCTTCCAGCATACCTAGGTCGTACAGTTATTGGTTCTAACGCTCAATTGGTACAAAACGCAGGTTCTTCTGCAAATGGTGATTCTAAAGTAGGCGTATACACAGCAGCAGGTGCAACAACTACAGCTACATTGCCAATCCGTATTATTGATGTAGTGCCTGATACAGCTAACTCATCTGGTAACTTCGTTGAAGTTATTGTTAAATGGAATGCACCAGCATTCGTAACAGATGCATTAGTTGGTGGTCATCAATATCTTAACCCAACTGGCGTTTAATTAAGGAGTAATTCAACATGGCTATTTCACGCGCACAATTATTGAAAGAGCTACTCCCAGGCTTGAACGCTTTGTTCGGTTTGGAGTACGCACGTTACGGTCAAGAACATGAAGAGATTTACGAAACAGAAACCTCAGAACGTTCTTTCGAAGAAGAAACAAAATTGTCTGGCTTCTCAGCAGCACCTGTTAAAAACGAAGGCTCTGCCATCGCTTACGACAATGCTCAAGAAGCATGGACAGCTCGATACAACCACGAGACAATTGCTTTGGGCTTCAGCTTAACTGAAGAAGCTATCGAAGATAACTTGTATGACTCATTGTCAGCACGTTATACAAAAGCATTGGCTCGCGCTATGGCTTACACTAAACAAGTTAAAGCTGCAGCTGTATTGAACAATGGTTTCTCTTCATCATACCTAGGCGGTGACGGTAAAGCATTATTTGCTACTGACCACCCATTGGTATCTGGCGGTACTAACAGCAACACACCAGCTACTCAAGCTGACTTGAACGAAACTTCATTGGAAAATGCAGTAATTCAAATCGCAGCTTGGACAGATGAGCGTGGTTTGCTTATCGCCGCTAAACCTAAGAAGTTGATTGTTCCACCAGCATTGCAATTCGTTGCAACTCGTTTGTTGGAAACAGAACTTCGTGTTGGTACAAATGACAACGACATCAACGCATTGAAAAACAACGGTTCAGTTCCAGAAGGTTATACAATTAACCACTTCTTGACCGACAGCAATGCTTGGTTCTTGACTACAGATGTACCTAACGGTATGAAACACTTTGTTCGTACACCATTGCAAAACAGCATGGACGGTGACTTTGACACTGGCAACGTACGTTACAAATCACGTGAACGTTACAGCTTCGGTTGGTCTGACCCACTAGGTATGTACGGCTCACAAGGCGCTTAATACACGCCAGACACCCAGCAATGGGACCAGAGGGGGCTTCGGCCCCCTTTTTCTTTACCTATCGGTAATAAAATCCAAAAAAGTGATATATTGACAAACTAAATTTACCGAGCGGTAACTTTTTTATTTTCTTCGTAGTGGTGTTTTCGGTGACAATTACTGCATAAAACTACGCATTTCTCCATAATTTCTTCAATTGCTTTAGTGTATTGCCCATCGGTAATAAGGGAACTAATCTTGCGATTAGCAGGGTGGGGGGTATGGTGATGGAAATCTAAGGTGGCGGGATGGTTTTCTCCGCATTTGATACAAGATAATCTTGATTTGAACTCTCTATACTGTCTTTTTGCTTCGGCTTTATTCTTCCGATTCATCTCTAACTGCTTAGGTTTATTATTTTCATACCACTTTTTACTATACTCCCTTTGCTTTCGCGCTCTTACCGCAGGGTCTTTATATGGCATATGAGTCCAATAAGTAGTTGACAGTTACAGAATATGATAGTATAAATCAACCATCTAGGGCAAATTTATTTTACCGATTCAGACTGACCTAGCAGACTTTATAGAGACTGATTCGGGAACGTGCTATAACACAAGGAAAATATCATGGCAATTTCAACTACACAAGCCATTTGGCGTTCAGGTGGCGGTGACCAAACTCGTACAGCATACTGCGGTTCTGGCTTAATGGCTGCTTCATTTTACATTGACCCTACAGCAGCTGATACTACAACAGTTAAAGTTTCTTCTACAGCTAATGCTCCAGCAGTGGTTCTTCCAGCAGGTGCAGTAATCGTAGAAATCCAAGCTAATGCGGCTGGTACAGGCGGCACAACACCTACATTTGATATGGGTTGGAAAGGCTATACAGACCCAACAGTGCTAGATGCTAACGGTCTTCTTTCAGCTGCAGATGCAGACATCGGTAAACAAGCATTTGATTGGGCTACAGCCGGTGCTGGTGTAAGCTTAGGTGGTGTTATGTCAGCTACTC